CCCCTCCAATGGAGATTGTAGCAGGTCCGAATGCGAATCTGCTTTATGACTCTGATGATGATGATGAGGACAAGAGTTACTTTTTTCAGTTAAAAGGACTTGTTCGTCAGCATCCTTATGTTTTGATGCTTGTTGTTTGCGGGGCTGCAGTTATTGCAGGTTGTGCTCTAAGATGGGTACGACAACGCAAGGCAAAGGTAGTTGAATTGGAGGGATTAAAAGTAACAACGGTTGTTGCAACCAGTATGACCTCTGTCGTTGAGGATACCAATGAGGTAACAACGTTAAGTGGTTATCCGGCTTATGTGTTTAATGCACCAATGCCGGATGCGCTCGCTCCACGGTTGGAGTCTTCCGTCATAATTGTTGGCGATAAGAAGTTAGAATGCGTTCACTATGGGTGTAGCATGATAACTTGTGCGTTTACTGATTGTAATACTGTGTGTGGTGGTCATTATTGCACTCATTCTCGTGATTGTAAACCAGTTAAAGAGCTCGAACGGGGCCGGCATGCGAAAGCGTATGCTCTTGGGTTAACAGTTGATCCCAATTACCGACGTGATGCTCGGAGGGGGGATAAGGATTTCATAGAGCCAAAGGGGGATTTCTATGGAGCTGTTCATCAGCGCAAGAATCCAGTTCGTGGAGACGAGCCGGAACAAGACGTTAATTGGGCAGATGAAGCAGTGATTGCTGCAGATCAACAGGATGCTGTTGATCTTAAGGTTGAGGAAGATGTAATAGATGATATGGATGCTCAAGCTCGTGGTTATGCGAGTAGGGCGTCTGAGGATCGTGCTATGCGCATGGATGATCGTGATATGGATTATCAAATCTATCGTAATAGTCATCCAGGACAGAATAAACGTCCAGGTGCTCCAAGTAAGGAGTACATGGAAGCTGTTCGTCAATCTCAACCAATACGAGTCACAGAAAAGGAGAAAAATACAGGTCGGTTACAAGAGTTAACTCGCCTAGCCAAACTTTATCGTCTGAAGAATAGTAAGTTGAAAAATAAGGCTGCGGTTTGTAAAGACAAAACGTGTATGGATGAAAGCTGTAAAAAGTTTCATTATGTTGCTCCTTGTGTTTGGGCTCGTGATGGACGTGCGTGTCCGCATGATTGTCCTTTTTTCCACAAAGTAGTGGTTAAAGGAGATCCCAAGC